AGCTGGCCTGCGCCAGTGTCAGGGCGTTCGGAGCGCGTGCCACGTTGGCGCCTTATCCCTACATCCGCGCCGTCCCGCCCAACACCCAGGGCGACCGGTTCAGCACCTTTGCCGTGGTGCCGCCGACGTTCGACGACTTCCCGCCGACCGCAAGCACCTACACCGAGCCGGTCACCGTCGCGGCCAACTACCGGGCCACCTGCGCCTGGGCCCTGGCCAACGGGTGCATGCCCACGGTGCCCGTGCAGGTTTTCGACTACATCACCAACTTCCTGACCGGCTGGCAGGGAGGCAACCGCTGGCAGTGGACCGCAGACCCTGCGGACTTTGCGCCGCTGTTCGATTGGATCGGCATCCACCGCAGCCAGCTGCTCGACGGCTTCGACGTGCCGCCTCAGGTTGCGCTGGCGGTGCCGGACCTCGACGAGCGGTATTCGAACTCGGTGAGCAACAGCGCCAGCAGCGCCACCAACTGCTGGGCGGGTTCGTACGAGGTCGACGTGGGGCCCGGCTGGGACATCAACCGGCTCAAGCGCTACAGCCGCGACATCATCACGCCATTGATGACTCGGCATCTGCCGTGGATGATGGCGCTGGTGGGCGAGGGGCTGGACGCGACTCGAACGGTGAGCCAGTACCCGCTGGCCGACATGGATCTGGTCGTCAAGACCGAGCCCGACGCCACCTTCACCGACAGCGGCGCGGCAATCCCGACCGGATCCAACGTGCAGGCCCGTGCCTGGCTCACGGGCACGAACCTGGATCCTCTGCGCACCGTCATCGTCAACGGCGCGACCGACGCGACCCGGCCCACGCTCGCCACCCTTCGCGCGCACCCGGATGGACGCGTCGCCGTGCACCTGGTCAACACCAACAACTGCACCTATGGCACCGCGCCCTCGTACACCGGCGCCCAGGTCAACGCGCGGCAGTCAGCGCTGCGCCTGCGCGTGCGCATGGATGTGCTGGGCAACGTCAGTTCGGCGCAGTGGTTCGAGCCTGGCCAAGTCGGTGGGCGGCCCGTGCGCATGGACCGTGAGCCGGGGTGGGTCGAGATCACGCTGCCGCCGCTGATGGACAACGCCATCGTGCTGCTGATGTAGCCAGAACACCAGGTCCTACCCGATGCGCCTTCTGTCCTACCCGACCACCAGCCCGGAGCCGGTCACCGCGGTCGAAGCACGACTGCGCTGCCGCATTGTCGACACCGCTCTGGACGGAGAGATCGACATCGCCATTTCGGCTGCGCGGGAGCAGGCGGAACAGATCACCGGCCGGTGGTACCGGGTTCAGACGCGGCGCGCGGAGTTCACCGAGTGGCCGGAAACATCGGTCATCGAGCTGCCGTGCTGGCAGCCCGAAACGGTGGTGATCAGCTACCGGTCAGCCGCCGCGCCAGCGGACTGGACGACGCTCAGCGCGTCCGCCTACAAGGCCGCCCCTTTGGACCGGCTGACCCGCATCCAGCTCGTGCCCGGCCAGAACTGGCCGGAGCTTGCGGGCGAAGAGTGGGGGCCGCGCGTGCGCATCGACGTCAGCGTGCTGGCCGCCAGCCCGATGCCGACCAGCGTGCGCACCTTCGTTCTGGCGTGCGTGGCGGCCTGGATCGACGAGCCCGGCGCGCTGCTTGACGGTCGCCTGCAGGCCAACCCGCTCCACGAGCGGCTGCTGGACGGGGAGCGACTCTGGTGCTGATGACCTCACGCCTTCGCGAGCAGATCACCCTGCAGCGTCGAACCGTCGGCCGCGACGACCGCGGCCAGGCGCTGGAGACCTGGCTGGATGTCGAAACGGTCTGGGCCGCAGCAGAGCCTCTGCGCGGTCGTGACTACTTCGCGGCCGGGCAGATGCAGGCATCGCTGGTGGCCAAGTTCACCATCCGCTTCCGCACCGACGTGCAGGCCTCGTGGCGAGTGCTGTGGCGCGGCGAGGCCTACGAGGTGCAGGGCCCGCCGATCGATGTGCGCGGCCAGCGAGAGGTGCTGGAGCTGATGTGTTCAAGCGGCACCGGAGACGCACGATGATCAGCGCGACCATCCGCGGCTTGCCCGACCTCAAGCAGGCGCTGTCGGAGATCCCGGCCAAGTTGCGCAAGAAGGCCCTGCGCAACGCGCTCGCCGCCGGCGCTCGCGTGGTGCGCAACGACGCCCGGCGGTTGGCGCCAGTGATCTCTGCCACCGACTCCGCAGTGCGGCGCGGCGTGCGGGCGCCGGGTACGCTGCGCAGCGCAATCTCCGTGCGCACCAGCAAGATCGCGCGGCGCAAGGGCGATGTGGGCGTGTTCGTGAACGTCCGCCCGGCCCCAAAGGCCGCGCGCGGTGCTCGGTCGCCGAGAGATCCCTTTTACTGGCGCTTCGTCGAGTTCGGCACGTCCACCGCCGCTCCGCGCCCGTTCCTGCAGCCCGCCGCACAGCGCCTGGCTCAAGCGCTGGAGATCTTCAAGGCCAAGATCGGCCCGGCGATCGCCAAGCTTAACCGGCCGCGCGCTCCGGCGCCGGACATCACGCCATGAGCGCCGAGTCGGACTGCATCGCCCTGCTGCGGGCGCACGCTGGCCTGGCTGCGCTGGTGGCCGACCGCATCGCGCAGAACGCAACGCTGGCCGACGACGAGCCGCCGTTCGTCGTGTTATCGGCGCGGCACGACTACACGCTCAACCTGCTGGGCCAGGTGATCGCCGATGCGGCGACGCTGTCGGTTCAGTGCTGGGCGCGCACCGCAACGCAAGCCACTCAGGTGGCGGATCAGGTGGCCGCGGCGCTGGCGACGGCGCCTGTCGCTCGCGGGGTGGCGGTCACCGACCGCACCACGGCGTTTGATTCCGAGGTTGGGCTCGACGGCGAGCAGCTCACGGTGGAGTGGTGGGCCTGAGTCCCCAAGCCACCCGTCACGTCCAAGGCCCGCCGCGTGCGGGCCTTGTTGTTTCCGGCAACTGCCGGCCCCGCGGCCGGTCATCTCAGCACTGAAAGGAGCCAGAAATGGCAGCAGGCGATCTCATCATTGGCCGCGGCGTTCGCGTCGAGGTCGGTCTCACCGAAGGCACGGCGATCACGGTTTCGGGCATCACCCAGGCCAATCCGGGCGTTGCCACAGCCACGGCGCACGGCCTGACGGCCAAGTCGGTGGGCTACATGAACCAGGTGACCGGCATGGTCAACCTGGACGGCCAAGCCGTGCGCGTGCTCTCACCCGCAACCAACACCTTCTCGCTCGAGGACATCGACACCACGCTGTTCCCGGCCTACACCGGCGGCAGCTACATCCCCATCACGGCGTGGGCCACCCTGGCATCGGCCACCAGCATCGCCGAGGGCGGCGGCGAGGGCGAAAAGCTCAACGTCACGCGGCTGATCGACAACATCCGGCAGGAGCGCAATGGCCTGCTGGCAGCCGAGACGGTGACGATCAACCTGCTTGCCGAGAGTCTGGCCAGCCAAGCGCTGCAGCTGGTGCGGCGCGCGGCGCGAAACAGCACGCTGCTGGTGTTCCGCGTCACCTGGTCCAACGGCGACGTGGCCATCTTCCGCGGCGAGCCCAGCAAGCCCGGCCGCGACGTGCAGCAGGGCCAGGCCGGCACCGGCAGCATCAGCGTCACGGTCAAGGGCTTCATCATCGAAGGTGCGGCGTGACCAGTCTGGTGCTCAAGCAGCTCCGCGAGCAGCGCCGCCACTGGGTGGAGCTGCGGCCGGCCGTCGGCGAAAAGCCGGCGCAAGAGGTGTGCTTTCGTCGGCCCCTGGAGGCGGAGCTGCACCGCTTCACGGCCGGCGTCACCGTCGACCACGTGTGCGAGTACGTGGAGGACTGGCGCGGCTTCACCGAGGCCGATCTTCTCGGCCCGGCCATTGGCGCGAGTGACTCGGTGCCGTTCGACCCCGAACTCTGGGCCGCGTGGGTGCGCGATCACGTGGCGATGGTCCGCAAGATCGCAGAAGCCATCGCCGAGCAAATCTCAGCGCACCTCAAGCGCACCGAGGAAGCCGCAAAAAACTGACGGCCCTGCTGGATGCCGCCGCGCCCGGTGTCCAGATCAGGGGCGAAACCGCGCAAGCCAACCAAGATGAGTTCATTGCATTCGCGGCCTGGAGGCTGCTGGCCAACGGCCAGGGCGGCATCGAGTGGGCCGGGCTCGATGTCGTCGTGGCGCTGCTCGGCGTGTGCGATGTCGATGGGCTGGTGCGCCGCCTCGGCGTGATCCGGAACCACCGCCCACCGCAAAACAACGGCATGGCCTGACACCAAGGACTTCAACCCGTGGCACTCGCAACCCTCTCGATCGATCTGGTCGCCCAGCTGGCGCAGTTGCAGCAGGGCATGGATCGTGCTGGCCGAATCGCCCAGAAGACGGCGGCCGACATCGAGTCGCGGTACCAGCGTCTGTCTGGCCTGGCGACCAGCGTCGGGTCTGCGCTGGCCGGCGCACTGTCGGTGGCCGGGCTATCGACATTCTTCAGGGCGACGGTCGACGGGTTGGATTCGCTGAACGATTTGGCGGATGCCACCGGCTCAACCGTCGAGAGCTTGTCGGCGCTGGAGGACGTGGCGGCCCGCACGGGCACCAGCATCGACGTCGCCGGCGCCGCGCTGGTGAAGCTGAACAAGGTGCTGCAGGAAGCGCAGCCCGGCTCGCCGCTGGATCAGTCGCTCAAGGGCATCGGCCTCTCGGCCGCGGAACTGCGGCAGCAAGACCCGACGCAGGCCCTGCAGGCGGTGGCCAAGGCGCTGAGCGGGTACGCCGACGACGCCAACAAGGCCCGGCTGGTGCAGGAACTTTTCGGCAAAAGCGTGCGAGAGGTCGCGCCGCTGCTGAAGGACCTGGCAGAAAACGGCGCGGGCTTGGCCACCGTCACTGCCGCGCAGGCGGCCGAGGCCGAGAAGTTCAACAAGGAGCTGGCCCAGCTGCAAAAGAACGCGCTGGACCTGGGGCGGACATTTGTCTCGGCGGTCATCCCGGCACTCAACCAGCTGGGCGCTGCGCTGCGTGGCGACGTTGTCGGCGGGGCACAGCAGCTGTCGAACGTGATCACCGTGCCGCTGCAGGCGCTGACGGTGCTCGGTGCCGACGTGGCGTTCGTGTTTAAGGGCATCGGCCGCGAACTGGGAGGCATCGCCGCCCAAGCATCTGCCATTGTCACCGGCAATTTCGCGCAGGCCGCGGAGATCCGGCGCCTGATGGTGGCGGACGCCAAGCAGGCCCGCAAAGAGAACGACGAGCTGGCCCAGCGCGTGATGCAGGTCGGCCGCGTCATTCCCGAGGCCGACTACAGCAATGAGGGCCGTGCCGGCCTGCAGCGGCCCAGCGTGTCGACGGTGCCGGGTCTGGCCGGGCGCCAGCGTGCGGGCGCCGGAGCCGGCACAGGCGGCCGGGATCAGCCACCCGCGTTTGCCAAGATCGACGACGTGACCGAGAGGGCGCTCAAGCGGCTGACAGAGACCGACGCCCAGAAGATCGCCGAGCTGCGGCTCGAGCTGCAGGCGCTGATCGAGCTTCGGCAGGCGGGCGGCGGCGGATCGATCGACGAAGCAATCCTCGACATC